AAGTGCCTGAAGCGTGCTAAAGCCGCACCTAGCCGTAAGATGGCGAAAAAGAAAGGCTACTAAAGTGAATAAAAAGCCCGCTAAAAAGACAAAGAGTAAGGTAAACGCCGCCGGTAATTACACCAAGCCGACCATGCGTAAGCAGCTCTTTGAGAAAATTAAAGCGGGCGGTAAGGGCGGAAAACCCGGACAGTGGAGTGCCAGGAAGGCGCAGATGCTCGCCAAAGAATATAAGGCTAAAGGCGGAGGCTATAGAGACTAGTGGCCCTGCGAAAATCACAGAAGTCCCTTAATAAGTGGACCAAGGAAGAGTGGGGCACCAAGTCCGGTAAGCCAAGCACTCAAGGGTCTAAAGCTACCGGGGAGCGCTACCTACCGAAGAAGGCTCGCGAGGCTCTTTCTAAGAAAGAGTACGCAGCTACTTCTCGTAAAAAGCGCAAAGATACTAAAGCCGGGAAGCAATTTTCTAAGCAGCCTAAGAAGATCGCTAAAAAAACTTCCCGCTACAGATAGCTTGTGTTTATTAGAAACAGTTACTAGTATTGCAATATTCGTTCGTCCGTACGATATCGGGCCGTGTCGCACACGTTAAAAACGTCCTCGCCCGCATCGGCGTAAAACATGCCGAGGTCGCGCCTCGTAAATACGCGCTAAGTCGTTGCCCCACGATACGGGGAACGGGTTAGCCGCTCCACAAGTCGGCTGAAAACGAAGGGTACGGCAGCTATTTTGCTGCATAACATCGACAATAATTTAGGAGGCCTACCATGGCTCTTACTAACTTTGCGTCGCTGACTTCCGAACAGCTTACCGCGTGGAGTCGCGACTTCTGGCGTGTTGCTCGCAACATGTCTTTCGTGAACCAGTTTGCAGGTTCTGGTTCTAACGCAATGATCCAACGGATCACCGAACTCACCCGTTCCGACAAAGGTACGCGTGCTGTTCTGACGCTGCTTGCCGACATGACCGGCGACGGTGTGACCGGTGACAACACCCTGGAAGGGAACGAAGAAGCACTGCGTTCCTACGACATCACGATTGAGCTCGACCAGCTCCGCTTTGCTAACCGCATTGCCGGTCGTCTGGCCGATCAGAAGTCCGTGGTGAACTTCCGTGAGACCAGCCGCGACGCTCTGGCCTATGCCATGGCTGACCGGATGGACCAGCTTGCGTTCCTGACGCTGGCCGGTGTTGCTTACACCCACAAGACCAACGGTGGCCTCCGCCCGACCTCTGGTACGACCGGCCTTGAGCTGGTGGACCTTGAGTTCGCTTCCGATGTGTCCGCTCCGACCAGCGACCGTCACCTCCGTACCGACGGTGACCTGCTCGTCGCAGGCGACACGACGGCTCTTGAGGCAACCGACGTCATCAAGTACCGCCACATCGTGGACCTGAAGGCCTTCGCTAAGGACAACTACATCCGTGGTATCCGCGGCGCAGGCAACGAGGAAGTTTTCCACATGTTCGTCACGCCGAAGCAAATGGCTGACCTCAAGCTGGATAGCGACTTCCTCGCCAACGTCCGCAACGCAGGCATCCGTGGGCCGAACAACCAGCTCTTCGCTGGCACCAGCTCGCTGATGGTTGACGGTGTGATGATCCACGAGTTCCGTCACGTGTTTAACACCTCTGGCGCAACGACCGGTACGTCCTCCGAAGCTGGCGACCCCGGCTACAAGTGGGGTGCAGACGCAGATGTGGAAGGTGCTCGCGCACTCTTCTGCGGTGCTCAAGCACTCGGCATGGCCGACATCGGTCTGCCTGAGATCGTTGAAGACACCTTCGACTACGAAAACCAAGCCGGTATCTCCATCGGCAAGATCTTTGGTCTTCGTAAGCCGAAGTTCAACAGCGATGTCAGCGGCTCCGTGCAGGACTTCGGGGTTATCTGCCTCGACACCGCTCAGTAAGATGAGTGACCGTTACCCCCTCTTCGGAGGGGGTAACATCTTTAAGGAGTAAAGATGAAGGTCGTTTGCGATAAAGATTTGCGGGTATCGACGCTTAGCGGAGCAGTGGTGCTCTTTAAGGCAGGCGAGCCCAGAGAAGTTTCAGATAGCATCGGCAGCATCGCTATGACGATGGGTGCTAAACAGGTTGCGGAGGCCAAACCAGCCCCCGAGCCGGCTCAAGAAATTGAGCTTACAATTGAAAGTGAGGTAAACACCTCCGAAGACCTGCTTCAAGTTATGGAGAAGCTGGTCGACAAGGGTGACCCGGAAGATTTTAAATCGGATGGAACGCCTAAAGCAGCTGCAGTAAATCGAGTCGCCGGGCGCACTGTGCGAACGGAGGAGCGAGAGAAGAGCTGGGAGGCATTCCTCAACTCGTAGAGGTAGATTATGGCAGTCTCAGTTCAGAGCGTGATTGACCGCGTTCAAACTACTCTCCAAGACACCACTGGTGTCCGGTGGCCGGTTGTTGGCGAACTCGTGCTCTGGATCAACGACGCCCAGCGTGAGATCGCCCTCCTCAAGCCCGACGCTTCCGCAAAAAACACCACCATTACGCTCGTTGACGGCACCAAGCAGGACATTCCCAGCGATGGGAACCGCCTTCTGCGCGCTGTCCGCAATATGTCCGCGGCCTCTGGTGGTACGGGTAAGCGTTCTGTCCGTCTTGTGCAGCGGGAGGTTTTGGACGCCCAGACTCCCGACTGGCACGACCCCCTCGTTAGCGGTGACGCGGCTCACACGAATATCGTGAAGCACTACATCTACGACGAGCAGAACCCGCGTAACTTCTACGTCTATCCAGGCGTTTCGGGTGACGCGTACCTTGAGATCATCTACTCGGCCAACCCTTCCACGGTGGCCCAGGGTGACAACCTCGATATTCCTGACATCTACGCCAACGCCGTGATGAACTACGTGCTCTACATGGCGTACATGAAGGACGCAGAGTACGCAGGTAACAACCAGCGCGCGGCTTCACACTTCCAGATCTTCACGACCTCCGTGACTGGGAAGGGGCAAGTTGACGCTCTGACGACGCCTAACATGTCGAACGCAGTTGCTCCGCCGCGAGCGGTTGGGTAAAGACTTATGGCTACGCCCTACGAGGCCTTGCTGCCTGACATCATCCCGATGGTCCCGGGTTGTTCCGACACCATGATCGAGAACAACATCCGGGCCTCGGCCATCGAGCTGTGTGAGAAAGCAGCGGTTTATCAGGCAGAACTCGACCCGGTGACTACTGTTGCCAACGTGTTTGAGTATGACCTAGAGCCGCCCGCCGGGTCTGTTGTGCATAAGATCCTCTGGGTCACGCACAAGGGCCGGGAGATTGAGCCGATCACGACCCAGCTCCTTGAGCAGCGGAAACCCCGGTGGCGCGAAACCGGTTACGAAGGTACGCCTGAGTACTACGTAAAGGTGTCTCAGTCCTTGTTCCATCTCGTGCCGGTGCCTGGCGAGACCATCGCCAGCAGCACCATCTTGCGGGCGCAGCTAAAGCCGTCGCAGACGTCCTTGTCGTCAGACGACGAACTTATGTCTGATTACCGTGAGACGATTATTTACGGGGCGCTGTACCGGCTGCTTCGGCTGCCCAGTAAAGAGTGGACGGACTACGCAGGGGCGCAGGTGTACGGCTCTCTGTTCAACGAAGGAATCGTTGAGGCAGAACGTCGAGGGCGTCACGCAGACACGAACGTATCTAGGATGGTGAAATATGGCGGAATCTACTCCGGAGTCGCAAAGCGACGTAACCGGTACGGACGGGAGTCCGGCTAGACCCGTAATGGGCGACATCCGTGAGGAGTGGCCCTGGGTAAAACGAGGTGTTGAGGAGATACTGAAGCAAGACCCACATCTGACATTTGTACCGGAGGATGTATACAAGGCCTGCATTAGTAGAGAGGCCATTCTCTGGATAACCGATGAGGGTTTTGTAGTGATGACGGGAGAGACAGACCCGTTCACACAAGAACGAACCTGTTTTTTATGGCTTGCATGGGCCAAAAAACGAGGTACAAACTTAGTACAGCAGCACCAAGACTTCTTTATCAGGGCGGCCAGCGAAGCAGGGTTCGCCAAGATTGAAACGAGATCAGGTGTACCAGCGTTACAGGAGCATTTGACCGGCGCTGGGTGGGACATAGAAACGATAGTTTATTCGAGGCGTCTGTAAATGGGTTCAAAGCCGAAGCAAGCTGACTACCAGCCCTCTGCCTCTGACAAGGCCAGTGCGTCTGTCGCTATGGCGGAGTACGAGTACTTCA